CATCTTACTAATCTTATTCATATCCTGTTCATCTAATTCAATGTAAGATGGGTCACATGATGGACATAAAGGTCTATCCATCTTCATAGTTCGTGGGTCCATGATTGTAGTATTCTCACAATCAATTCCCCAGCATTGAGTGAGTTTACCCGGAATTAATCCAGCCATATGAACAGGCATATAATGATTACATTCAGGCCGCGCACAGGCCCATACCTTAGTATAACCATTAAGGACAATTCTATGATACTTATGAGTATGCTTAGGATTCGCCATTAAAGTAATTCTTTCGTGATACTAGTCGATACAGAACCTATCTGATTATTCGTCATGTCCAATAATCGATAATCAGACTCACAAACAATCAGACCGAGAAAGCGCGTCCGATATACACAATTATCTTTCCACTGTGTTATCTTACTTACCGAACGTAAATTCCATTTAATTTTAAATGATTGACTTTTCAGCCAATTTAATTTAATAGTCATACAAATTAGTGTCACCGGAAGTGGACAGGAGTGTAAATCCTACCTACCCTCTGTCCCTACCAGTATATCACAAGTCCCCCCGCCTTGTCAAGTCAAGGTCCATCGGGGAGTGTAAATTATTCATACATGTAGGATTAATTAATTATTATTATAAAAAAAAAAAAAAAATAATAAGAAAAACCCCATGTTTTGGACGGGAAGGTCGCCTAACATGCCCTATTCGACCGAAGGCATGAGGGTATATACAGAGACACCCTCTCCCTACCTATACCTTCAGGTCGATAAATTGTATGGATTATTTACTTTAGGAGAGAAGTATGTGACTAAGGGATGAAGGATGAAACATTATATATGAAATGCCTTCATCCCCTGTCACCGCACTAAGCCTAAACTCTATTTATACTCGCTTAGTCGAGTCCTATGTTAAGTAGAGGATTAAGTGTCTTACGTGGTTCTTGACCACATTATAACCGTTTGCTTAATCCTTGTATTGCTTGTATTACAGCGAATCAACCGTAACACCGAACAAAGCAGCCGCCATCTGCTTAGCTTCATCTTCACTCTTACCCGTAGCAATAAGAGTCTTAACAGTATTCTTAGCTGCGAACAGAATACCATCAGGCGTAGCATCAACCTTAGGAGCCTTAATACCGGCTGCCTCGAATGCAATAAGCATAGCCTTTTGACGTGCATTAGCCTTACGCTTATTATTTACGAGTGTAACGATATCCTTAGCTGAAGGCTGTTCCTCTGCTGGAATCTCTGCCTGTGCCTCAAGCAAATTGACAGTAAAATTATACTTTACTGCTTCCGGCAGTTCAGAACCGTACGCCGACTCTGCAACCGCTTCAAAGGTTTCCGTTTTCATTCTGTCACTCCTGATAGGTTTGGGTCGGTATTGACCCGATGAGAGAAGTATAACACGAACGCCGCCGATTGTCAAGACCTAATCGATAGGTCTAAGTCGAATTTCTTTCGACGAAGGGTTCAGGACCGAGTTTAACATACGGTCTTGATAAATTACTACAGCATACTTAAGAGGATATGCAGTAGTAGTGATTCGATGCCATCGTCTACCGTTTAGACGGTCGCGCTCGAATAATGCGTAATGACGTGGATGTTTATTACGCATGTCTTACCATCCTAACTAATTTGATTGTGTAGATACGCGCTAATTCTTCCCGACCTGATACTATCAAATCAATTAAAATTAACCACGTATCTAACTGTGTTATTGGTAGTTTCATTGTATCCTCACTAACTAATAATGAAACTATCAGTATGTGACAGGGGTTTTATGTGCTTTCATTAGGTATGATTAGTGCTCTCTTATTGGGTAACGCTATCGCGCGTTTATCCATGCATAGCATTTTAATCAATCTAAATGCACATTATGTGTTGACGATTTTGTTATCAATCATCAATCATCATATAGACTCACGACACGATAAGCATATGTTTCCTGCCTGCTAACGCGGTCTATGCGCGCCACTCCTGACAAGGGAATGTAAGGGGCAGATTGCCACCGTAACTATATTGTAGTAATACTACTCAGATGGGCACGCAAGAGTCTGTTAAACTCGTCCCACTGCCGCGAACGAATCACGGTTATAGTATAGGCATGTCACGATAAGACACATGTATAGATTACGCGATATGGTCCTTTCTCGTATGCCTTCTCGCTTGCGTGCGAGCCAGACAACTATATGTATAGCACGCATGATGCCAACCCATATTATCCCCTAACTCCTTTAGAATCAACAACATAACATACATGTATATGTATTAATTCCATACACTAGCGTATGATTTGACTACAGTCTAAGTCCTTTGTTTACAATAACTTATGGGGGGTATATAATAATTACCGGGTCCCATCTTGGCATGAAAATTGCGGCTATTGAGCACCCACAACTGATTCATATTTATAAATTAAGGGAAAAGAAATAGGGTCCCATATTATGATAGTATTTAATAAATAATATGTAATAAAGTGTCCTCTCTGGATGACACCCTACAGGTGGGGTCAGGAGGGTCTAGGACGAGACTTCTGACACTAGATGTAGTGTCTTGACTGACTGGCAGAGTTCGTGCTTCCTGGGGCATCCTGACTCGAAATAGACCTATTGACATTGATAAGTTTATTAGTCTATGCTGAACCCGACCGGCGGACTATGTATGTAGGAACATATGCCACAATTAATTTGTTCTAAATGCAAACGTATTCATTTAGCCCAATTTACTACATTGATTAATACGTCGTTATGTTGTGATGCAAAAGTAATTACTAAGCCGCATAGGTTTGAAGATAGAAGGATTGAAAAGGCGCGCAAAGATTTGGAATTATTTAATAAAGGATTAAATATTAAGAGTTCTGAATTTCCTAGAGTGGAGTAATTATGCCTGTTGGATTAGTTGATGATATCGATTTTGAAAAAGAATACGCTTCAATAGTTGATATTCAGCGTCCAGGTAGGAGGAATGGAGATAATAATATTCCGCCTGCCTTACGTCAAGTGATTGCTGAAGAAGCTATTGTTAATGGAAATGGTTCGGGTAAGGAACTGGCTGAATTATTTGGGGTGTCTAAGTCATCAGTATCCGCGTATAAGAATGGCGCGACCTCTACTGATAGTTATAATTTACCTGACTCGAAATTAAAGAATCACGTAAATAAAGTTAAGGATAAGATTCGAGGCAAGGCACATAGTAAATTAATTATGGCCTTGAATGAAGTTACTAAAGATAAATTACAAACTGCTAAATTAAGAGATATCGCCGCAACTGCTCAGGCAATGAGTTCGATTGTTAGAAATATGGATGATGTTGAAGGTGAAGGTAAGATTAATCCAAATAACTTCATTATTTTCGCACCATATGTGAAGAACGAGAATGAGTTTAAGACTGTAGTTATTAATGAGGTTGGTTAAATGGCATCTCAAGCAGTTAGACCTGGCGTATTAGAAACATTACAGTTAGCACAGACTGTTGGTAATGGTCAGGCTTATGCTGTTCCGGCTAATGTTAGGAAACATATATTTTATGTTGATTTCTCTGCCGGAGTAGGTGCAGGGGCTGTATCTATTGAAACCGCGAATGATCCTGAATATACAGGAACATGGGCACCATTAGTAAATGATCTTGCTACACCTACAGTTAATCCAGTTACATTCGCTGTATCGAGTCAGAAGATTTATACGTATATTGGAGTCCTTGCAGCGATAAGAGCGCGTATTTCAACTACAGTAACTGGTGGAACTGTTACAGTTACATATAAAGGCGAAGTAAGCTAATGATTGAGAGGATTGAATTACCTGGGGCGTCATATGGAGAGAATTTACCTAATGGTAGATTCGTTGCTTCATATCCTACAGGATTAGTTCAATCATCTGAAGGTGCATTTAGTGCGCCTGTTGATTTAATTTATACTAGAATTAATCCCATTAATGGATTCGTAGGTGTAGGTCATTCAGGGGAATTTAGGGATGAAGCACTGGAATGTATTAATGGAATATTTAAAACGCGCGGACAGGCATGTGGAAATAGCCCTGTAGCTTATTGGCCTGATGGGACATTAGTAGTATGTGCATGTGCTCCACCATATGGAAGTCAGGGAATAAGATGGATTGATACATCTATTCATCCTGGTGATGATTCAATGTCTAATCCTGTTGAGGGTATATATCAATATACCACTCTTGCAGGAATTCAAGTAGGTCAAGGTGGAGATGGAATACATGGTGAAGATCCTTGTATTATAATCTTCGAAGGGGTCAGATATCTTCTTGAATCAGGAACTTGTAGAGTTAATCGATTTAATTATGATGCCATTACTGGTAAATTAGCAATATCATTCTGGAAGATGAATGTAGGAAGTAATGTTCGTTTTAGATTAGATATTGCTGACATACTAACATTAACTCAATTTCCACTCCATCCAGTTAACCCGATTGTAAGAATTAATAAACCCTGTTGGTTAGGTTGGTATGAATTTAATCAGCCGCCTCCAGTATTACCTCCGGGGAATGCATTAGTTAAAATTAGATATGATATATCAGGCGCGACTATTAAATATGATGGAACTCAATTCGCAGAATATATTGATGGGCCAACAGTAGAGAATATTGAACAACGCGCCCAAGCTAGTTCCTGGCCATGTATAGTTTATTGGGATGGTAGGAATTGGCCGAGATATCCTACCCTTAAACCTAATGATTGGTTAGGTCTACAGGCATACTGTGGAGTTAATGAATCAGTTGAAGTATTTGAGCAGAGTATTCGTGCGCATATTCATGATGCTCAAATTCATTTCAATAAGATTGGACTTATTTGCCAGTGCTATACGTCTAATGATTCATTAACAAAGAACCTAAAAGGTTTAGTCCCTGTATTTGCTCGATTAGCTAGGGATTACCCAGCATTAAATTTCCTTCTTGTATTCTCTGACCAGAATAGAGCTACTGGATTAAACGATCATCCTGAAGTAAGACCTGATTGGCAAACTTTATTTGAAGGAATTACTGGTATGCCTGATGATGAGTTTATCTCTGAACCTATTGATACACGAATATTAGATACATTAAAATTATTAAGACCTCAATATCCTACACCTATGGGTGCAAGGAGTGGAGAATTATTAAATGAGGGCGCGATAGTTTATAAGAACGAAGGATATGGATTAGAACGTAAAGATGGCGGGAATGTAGTATTCGTTCCTGGTATAGTAGATGGTTCAGGTAATCCTATTCCATTAGCATCTGATATTATTAGAACTAGAACTACAGGTGGATGGGATGTTCTCCTTGATGCAGAAGGGGAATGTAAAGTTAAGGATGCCGCAATGTCTGGTCCTGTTGACCCTGATAAATTCGTTGAACCTGTTGGCAATGCTCCACCTATTGGAGACTTTAGAGTTGAATTAATTTCCTATGATACATATGTTCATAGGTCTGATCCAAAAGGAATGTTAATTCGATTCGATGTTACTTGTCCTAATCCTGTATTAGAGATTGAATTAGATTTAGTCGGTGATGGTGAGCCTTCTATTATTATTAACTTCCTAAATGAGCCAAGGAGAGATGGTAGATATTGTCGCGCTCTTGCATTTAAACCTACTGTAAATGGTGATTGGACTTTACAAGTAAGCGCGAAAGATAATCAGGGTAATACAGCAGAAGTAATGGGCTTAGTTCCGGTTCACGTTTCTCCTTAGGAGTAAATACTATGGTTGGACAGGTTACACTCACTGCTAAGACTGGTGCAGGTGTTCAGGTAACTGCACAGGTTATTACGAATGTTTCGGCGCTAACATTTAATTTAGTTAATGGAACTTTAGCTATTGCTAGGTTTGAAACTGATCCAGGGAATTTAAACGAACAAACTTATGACTTAACAGGCGTGGGGACTGTTACATGTTCAATCAGCGGACAAACATTTACTTGGGTTGTATCCTAATTAGTATAATTTCATCCAGTTGTGCATCATCGAGGTATAAATTAGTAAGAGTAGAGCGCGTAGGACCAGTTGAAACTGAAGTATGGAAGAACAATAATACTAAAAAATGTGAAAGACGGGTATACTTGGATTCCTTATACTACAGAACTGATATCTCTTGCGAGAAGTAATGATGGATGAATGGGATGGAAATCCAAAAAGGCGCACTACAGATAGTGGTTATCCCTGGTGGTTAAACGCTATCTATAAAGTAGGTGTTCCGTCTGCAATTGCTATATTTTTAGTATGGTTTATGACTACACAAGTAAGGGATAATTTAAATTCCATTAAAGAAAATTTAATGCTTCATTCGGAAGTTAATATTAAATCCTTACAGGCGAATGAATTTCATAACGATAAGTTATTTAAACTCCTTCAACGTATTTGTGCAAATTCGGCTAAAACAAATACAGAGCGAGTAGAATGCTTTAGATAATGATTCTAAATCCAAATGAATGGAGACCTACTAAAAAGCAGGCTACATTCCTTGCATTACCTACATGGATTAAAGAGGCTACATTAGGAGGAGGGGCGGGCTCAGGCAAAACAGACGTCCTTTTATTATATGCTATTGTTAGAAAGTGGCATCTCAATTCAAGATTCAAGCAAGTATTTTTACGTAGGACCTCCCCAGAACTTAAACGCGAGGTCATGCCACGTTCAAGAGATATATATCGTAGGTTCGGAGCAACTTTTAACCAGACGGATATGGTCTGGACATTTCCTAGAGAAGATCAATACGGGACAGGGACTTCAACTAAAACTGGGGGACGTAATGAAGGAGCAATGATATTTCTAGGTCATTGCGAAAATGAAGATGATGTTCATATTTACGATTCGATGGAGATAAATTTATTTACTCCTGAAGAATTAACTACCTTAACTGAATATATTTATTTATATATTGGATTTGAACGGACGCGCTCTCCATTAGGAAGTGGATTACCTGCAATAATTAGGTCTGCCGCGGTATCAGGTGGTATTGGTCATAGTTGGGTTAGACAGAGATTCGTTAAACCCTATGAAGAATTAGGTCATCCTTTAAATCCAGATGATAATATCATTTTGGAAGGTAGGGGTGGAAATAAAAGATTTTATATTCATGCTACTGCGATAGACAATGAATATTTAGACCCTGATTATGTTAAATCTCTACAGGCTTTGCCCGAGGCTGAAAAGCGCGCTAAACTGTATGGAGATTGGGATGCATACTTAGGACAGGTATTTGAAGAATATAGAGATAGGAAATATCCTGATGAGCCCAATGAAGCTCTCCATGTTATTAAGCCTTTCGAAATACCTAGTTGGTGGCCTAGGATTTTTGTTATTGATTGGGGATACTCGGCCCTTACGTATGTGGGATTTGCCGCTATTAGTCCTTACCGTAGAGTTTATATCTATCGTGAGCTTTATTGGAGAAAGACTAAAATCGAGGAGTGGGGAGCCTACATCAAACCATACATCCAAAAGGAAAAACCTAAACTCATTAGGGTATGTAAGTCAGCCGGGCAAAATAGAGGAGAGGATCATACTCTCCAGCAACAGATTGAAACAGCATTAGATAGTCCTGTTGAACTCACACCAAATTCACCAGGTAGTAGATTAGCTACTAAGGCATTACTTCATGAATATTTAAGATGGAAAAGTAAATATGTTCCTGTAGTTGATGAAGTTGCTAGAGTATATAGTGAAGAAAGAGCTTTATATATATTACGTAATAAAGGAATGATCGAATATAAGACTTATTTAGATTCATTTAATCCCCAGGAAGAAGAACGATTACCTAAGTTACAAATATTTAATACTTGCAACGTATTATCTGAAGCAATTAAAGCAGCTAGTTACGATAAAAAGAAATCAAACGGAAAACCCGCAGAAGATGTGGCGGAATATGATGGCGATGATCCTTATGATGTTGTTAGGTATACCGTTGATGCAGCCGATAGGTTTATGGAAGATGCCAAGGATGAAATGGCAAAGGCTAGGAAACAGGAAGAATTATTATCTGCATTAGAACGAACTAATGATCAAACATCATTCTACATGAATATGCGTAGAATTGAAGCTCAATCAACAAGCAATTCGGTAAGTAGATATCATAATCGTAGGAGGCATTAATGCCGTCAGCAGAAGTTCAGTTAATTCAAAATAGTATAACTGTAAAGACTGAATTAATTATTTTCGCCGGTAAAGATGAAACGGCTGAACAGTTAACTAATAGGAAGAATGATTTCTTACGTAATTTGAATAGACATATTAGTAAGATGGGATTAATCAGGGAGGTAGCAGATGTTCCTGTGGTTACATCATCTACTTAATCCTCATTGTTCTCATTGTTTAGAGTTACGGAGGGAAAAATTAGTTTGTAATTCCTGTGAAACATTAAGATCACAGTTAGCTGAAGCTAATCATGAAAAGAAACAGTTACTGGCGAGAGTATTAAGTCAAGGGAATAATACTGTTATAACTAATCAGATCGAACAAGAAGAACCATTTAAACAGTTAAATCCTAAACATTTACCCTGGCCTGCTAAAAGATTTCAGTTAGAAGAAGCTGATAGATTACGGGCAATGGAATTAGATAAAGAAAAGCAAGTTAGAGCTGATATAGATAAACGAAATGCCGAATTAGAGAAAGAAGTATTAGGAGCTGAAAATCATGTCTGACGGTATTGGACCCTCGACACCATTCATGGATAAACTCTCTCAAAGAATGAGAGGACAGAGATCATCTATAAGTATGCCTGGTAAGGATGTGAATTTAGAAGCACCAAAGAAAAAGAAGAAGTTTGGATTTATTGAATCTGGTAGTAAAGCTGATGAAATGGTTAGTGGATTTAATAAGTTACGTGAATTAGTAAAGAAGAAGTAATATGCCTGCTAAATCGGGTAAACAATATAGATTCATGCAGATGATGGCTCATAACCCTTCTGCTAAGACTACTAAAGGTATAGGTCCATCTCCTGAAGTGGCAAAAGAATTTATACATAAGACTAGCGCAGCTAAGCGTAAGTTATTTTCAAAGTCTAGATAGATGCCCAAAAAAGAAGAACTTACGGACGATTTAAAGCAAAAGCTCGGCACTATCCTTGATGCTATTGATAGAGAGGATACAGTAACGCGCGAGCGACAGATTCGTAAGTATAGGTATTTTAAATTATTATGGGAAGGTTTCAGTCAAACATGGTGGAGCACTACTGCGCATGATTGGAGAGTGTATGATGCACAATCTTCTTTAGGTGATAATCAAGGTGGCTATTACGATAAACCAATTAATGTCTTTCGAGCCTACCTTGAGTCAATTATTGCTGCTCTTTCTATCACCGTTCCTCCTGTTACTTGTTATCCTGACGATGCTACTAATCCGTTGGATTTGGAAACAGCTAAGGCTGGTGATAAGATAGGTCAGTTAATTTATAGACATAATAATGTAAGTCTTACATGGTTACACGCGCTCTATATTTATTGCACGGAAGGTCCTGTATTTGCTTATTCTTATCCTAAAGAAGATAAGGAATATGGGACATATGAAGAAAAACAATATAAAGACGAAAAAGAAGAAAAATATGTATGCCCGCATTGTCAGATGCAGTTAGATGATGCAGTAATGCATGGCGCGCCTCCCGAATTAGTTGAAGGTATGACTGATTCTAATGAGGCATTTACACAAGATTTGCAAGATCAATATCAGCCTAGTGATGTAGATGCTGAATTACAGAATTTAATACAGAACGAATCGATGATTGTCTGTCCTGAATGTGCTAAGGAATTAGACCCATCGATGGAAAAGTCTGTATTCATTGTTCGTAGAATGGTTGGAACTACTACTAAACCTAAGACTCGGCAATGCCTAGAAGTCTATGGTGGTTTATACGTAAAGATTCCAAATTGGGCAATGTTTCAAAAGGATTGTCCATATTTACGATTTAGTTATGAAACTCATTATACTTGTGCTATTGATAGATATCCTAAATTAAGAGAATCTGGTAAACTTGGTCCTAATGGAATGGGTAGAGGACCAGATGATCCATATGAACAGTGGGGACGTTTAAATCCTCAATATAGAGGAGAATACCCAGATAATACTGTTACTGTTAATACTTATTGGATTAGGCCAGAGACTACTAATCTATTAACAGATGAAAAGGATATTTCTGAATTAAAAAGACTATATCCTAATGGAATTAAGGTAGTTCGGATTAATGATACAGTTGTAGATGCAGAGAATGAATCTCTTGATGATTGCTGGACTATTACTTATAATCCACTAAGTGATTATCTTGTTCATGATCCATTAGGTGAATCATTAGTTTCTGTTCAGGATATTACAAATACTTTAATTAGTCTAGTATTACAGACTATCGAGCATGGAATACCTCAAACATTTGTATCTCCTGCGGTATTAAATATTGATGCCTATGGACAGACTGAAGCTACACCTGGGGCTATTACAGCTACTAAGGCTAACTTCAATAAACCTTTGTCTGAAGGATTCCAAACTATTCAAACGGCTACATTATCTCAGGAAGTAATGCCGTTTGCTAATAAGATTCAGGAATTAGGTCAATTAGTTACAGGCGCGTTACCGAGTTTATTTGGTGGTCAGTTAGATGGAAGTAAAACCGCGTCTGAATATTCAATGTCGCGTGCTCAGGCGTTACAACGATTACAGAATACATGGAAAATATTTACATGTTGGTGGAAAGAAATCTTCGGTAAGATGATTCCTTCTTACATTGAATGTTTACATGAGGATGAGAAGTTTGTAACTAAAGATAGTCAGGGCGATTTCTTAAATGTTTATGTAAAGAAAGCTGAATTAAAGGGTAAGATTGGTAATGTTGAATTAGAGGCGAATGAAAATCTACCTATTACGTATGCTCAAATTAAAGATGTTGTAATGAAGATGTTTGAGCTTAATAATCCTGAAATTCTTGAAGCATTGGCGAGTCCTGAAAATCTACCAATCTTAAAGAAAGTATTAGGATTAGATGCTTTCGTTATTCCTGGTGAATCAGATAGACAGAAGCAGTATGAAGAAATTAAAGATTTATTAGCATCACAGCCATTAATGGTTCCACCTGATCCTAATGTAGTAGAACAAATGGTTCAGTCAGGGGAACAAATTAATCCTGAAATGATGCAGGGACAGGAACAACCGTCTGTTGCTATTGATCCTGATGTTGATAATCATGAAATCGAGGCATATATTTGTAGGACATTCTTAGTATCTGATGCGGGTAGATATGAAAAAGTAAAAAATCCAAATGGGTATCGAAATGTCCTTCTTCATATGAAGGCGCATCAACAGGTATTACAACAGCAACAAATGCAACAAATGCAGATGCAAGCAATGATGGGTGGGCCACAAGGTCCAGGTAAAGATAAAGAAAAACCAAGCAATAATCCAAAGGAACAAATAAATGCCTGATGAAGTCGTTACTCCAGAATTAACAACTGAAGAAATTATCTTTGCCGAAGATCCTACAGATAAAGATGAACCTCTTAAACTTCCTGATGAAGAAAAGACTGAAAAAGTTGATAAGGAAGATAAAGAGGATAAAGAAGAACCAGAAATTGAAATTAAAGACGAAGATGAATTTAATATTGTTACACCCGTAAATCGTAAGGAAATTCTTGCTAAGTTCCCTGATTTATATAAGACTTATCCGTTTATTGAAACGGCTTTAAGTCAACATAAACAGTTTACGGAAATTCTGCCTACCATTGATGATGCTAAAGAAGCAATGGAAAAGGCTTCTGCTTATGATAATTTATATTCAGAAGCAATGGATGGTAAGACGGAATCAATTTTATCAGCAGTTAGGGAAGAAGATAAGGAAGCCTTTAATCGTATCGTAGATGATTATCTACCTACTCTTGCTAGAGTTGATGAAGCGGCATTCCATCATGTGGTAGGTAATTTATTCAAAGATGCAGTTAGTAGGATGTATGGTGAGGCGCGCAATAGTAAGAATGAAGCATTAGAGAACGCGGCCCATATTCTTCATCAGTGGGTATTTGGAACTACTGAATGGAAACCAATTCAAACTTTAGCCAAACCTAAGGATAAAGTTGATGAGGTTAAGCAGCGGGAAGAAGAATTTGTTAATGAAAGATTTCAGGTTACTTTATCTGATCTGAATACGCGCGTAAGTAATGTTCTTAAAGCCACGATTGATAATAATATTGATCCTGGCAAGTCAATGACTACGTTCATTAAGAAACAGGCCGTAAAAGAGGCCCAAGCTCATTTGGAAGAATTAATTGCTAACGACAAACAGTATCGTGCAATTAATGACAGATTATGGCAAAATGCATTTAAGGCTAATTTCAGCCAAGAATCTATTAATAAGATTCGTTCTAATTATCTCGCAAGGGCTAAATCTCTCCTACGCCCTGTATTAGCAAAAGCGCGAACAGATGCTTTAGAGGGTTTAGATATTAAGCCCAAAGAAGAAGATGGAAAAGATAGACGTGGTAGATTACCAGTGGGGCGTTCCGCAGCTCAAAATACAAATAGTCAAAGCGGCAAGTCCATTAAAGACCAGGCTATGGCTATTAAGCCAGGCATGTCAACGTATGATATCTTGATGAGTTAAATATTATGGCAGTAGTTGAACAACAGGTAAATGCATTAGAACTTGAAAAGGTCGTTCCTAAGATTGCAGTTGCATTTGAAAGAGATGATAAGTTTTTCTCGAACATTAAGAAGCGTGATGTTCAGAAAGTTTCAGCTCGTCAGATGCGTGTTCCGATTGCATTAAGGCCCGGCGGTAAGTTCAAGTATTATAATGCAGATGGTGGTGGGTTAGGTCGTGGTGGTGGCCCAACGTGGGATAAGGCGTTAGTTTCTTGTGTATTCGTTGCTGAGGCAATTGAATATACGAAATTAACGGAATGGTCTACAGATTCTGATGCTAAGGCAATCGAGAATGGTCCTAAGAGGATGATTGCTGATACGTTAGATGAATTGAGGCGTCAACTAGATAGTCAGATGATGCAGCCGGGTAATGGTGTTATTGGAACTGTTACTACTGATACTCCAGCAGCGGGAAGTAACGTAATTGTTTTAACCACTGATGGATTTGGCGCGCGATTAATGCGGTTCAATCAGGATGTTCAGGTATTTGATACCACATTGGTAACGAATCGTGGAACGGCTACGATTACCCAGTATGATATTGAAAATAATACTATTAGTCTGACTCCTCAGATTGCAGGTGTAGTCGCAGGTGATAAGATTGTGGTTGATGGTATTGCATCTCCATTATCTTTACCTGCTATTTATGGAGTTCCTTACCATCACAGTAATAGTTCAACTGGAACATGGTTAGGATTCCCGCGCTCTACTACGCCTGAAATTCGTGCATCTAGAGTTAATGGCAATAACAACGCGTTTGCACTTCCATTAGCGCGTCTTGCTATTAATAAGATTGGTAATAGGACTGGAATTGATAACAATTTCTCTCCTAATGCATGGATGCATCCTGCACAGAAGCAGGCATATGAGGAGTTAGGTCAGTTAGTTTCTATTATCCAGAAGCAGGCTAAGGATGAATCATTAAATCTTTACTTTGGCGGCCAGATGCAAATGGCTGGTTCTACAGTAAAGGAATCCTTTAGCTGGGATAAGACACGTATCGACTTTGTTACGGATTCTGTCTGGGGTCGTGGAGAAATCCTTCCAATTGGTTTCTACACGTCTGATGGCCGTAATATTTTCGAGATTCGTGATTCTGTTGGTGGTGTTGCTACGGCTGATATTTTCTATATGACCGTTGGTATGCAGGCGTATGTTAATAATCCTGCTGCTTGCGCTTATATCGATAATTTGGCTGTTCCTGCTGGATATGTGAGCTAATAGGAGATTAAAATGAGTAACCTTAATTTCCAAGAAATTAGTTCAGTCCAGAATATTGCCGGAGCAGGAGTTAGAACTATTGCATCTGCAACTAGTATTTCTCCTACTACTCCATTAACTAAATTAACTGGTGCAGTTGCGTTAGCTACGGTTGTTCCACCTGTAGATGGAGTTCATTGTCTCTATTTAGTTTCTACAGATGGAGTAATTGTAATTGGAACTGGTGGTAATATTCTTGTTGGATATTCTACCGTTCAGAATCGACCCATTATGTTAATTTATGATCCCTTACAGGGAAAATATTACATTAATGCAGTTGTCTAACTAAATGTGCAAGGGGGCGCGCATCTTACACGCGCAATAACTCTGGTCTAATTAGACTGTCCTTTTATGGATGGAGTAAATCAATGCCTGGAAATGAACAGTTTGGACGCGGTAATATTTGGGCATCATTAAAGTCTGTATTTAATCTTGATGCCGGTTGGTATGTATTTGCAGGAACTCCTGTTAATGGCGCGGCTGGAACTTATTTCGGTAAGGCAGGATTAGGGGCTAAATTACTAGATTCTACGACTGGAATTTGGTATGTTAATTTAGGCACTAGGACTGTTCCACAGTGGAATCCATTAGGTGGACCTGTAGCATTAGGTGTGGGTGGTTCTACTGGTGGAGGATTAGGTGCAGTAGGTAATGCGAAGATGACATATGACTTCGCATCAGATGGCGGCGCTATTGCTACTATTACTCCAGCTAATTCACCTACTGTTCCATTAGGAGCAATTGTTTTAGGTGGCGTAATTGATATTACGACTACACTTACTTCAGGTGGTGCAGCAACTATTGCATTAGGATTTGGTTCCGGCGCACAAGTTGCGGCATTAAAAGCTGCTACTGCTGTTGCATCTTATGCTGCTGGCACTACATTAGTAATTATTCCTATTTTTACATCTGCTACTTATTATAAGTTAACTGCAGCTGCTAGAATGACTTTAACGGTAGCCGCTGTTGCGTTAACTGCTGGTAGAATGGATGTAAATATTGCTTATGTTCAGGGTAATTAATTATGCCTAAGGATGCAATTCAGCATGATTTTGCAGTAGGTGATATAGTTAATGTTCCATGCTTAGTTACGGCTGTAGGTGGAACTGCTAGTCAGCCTAATGTGACTCTTACTACTAAGTATATTGGATGGGATGGAAACGCAGATACGGTTAGCGTTGATAGCAAGCAAGTGATTAAGGACGAATAAGGAAATGGGGTTATTTCAATATGCTAACTTATATAATGGGACATAAGGGATAATTGGAGTAACCCCATGACTGATTTTCGAGATTTATCTACAAATAGAGAATTTGGTGGTATAGTAGTAACTACTTTAACTGTAGCTGCAACTATTAAACCTGCAAGTGTTTTTATAAAATTAGTGGGCACTGCAGCATCAATTATAAATATTATTCCACCAATTGATGGATTTCATGAATTAAATTTCTTAATGGGAAATGATTTAATACTATTTGATAGTGGAGGTAATATAGTACTTCCTGTAGCTGGAACAATGACTGCTGGTATGAATACAGTAGTTAAGTTGACATTTAATCCTTTAAATAGGCGTTATTACGCCTCGGCTATGTTAGCTTCATGAGATATTATATGAATATTATTCCAACAGAACTTACAATTTCGCCCAAAAATGTATTAAATGTTTTAGAGGGTGCTGGTAATATCCAAAATATTGTTCCTCCTTTGGAAGATTTTCATATATTATATTTTACTAATAAGGACGATTTTATTTTTTTCATATCTGGTGGTAATATTATATTAGTTGGTGAGCTACCACACAGTATAAGTGTTGGACCTATTTATGGTTTAGCTTTTAATCCTGAGTTAAATAAATATCAGATAGTGGGTCATTTAACTCCATAATATCATGGAACTCCGAGAAAAAATAGAGACGATTAATCGTCAATTAGTTGATCATTTTGGGGTTGATACAGTAACTGGTCAACCTATGTGGAGACTTGTATGGGCTAATAATGTCCTTGAAAAGAGGCTTATGACTCATACAGATAGTGGAATAGAATTATTACATCCAAGTGTTAGAGAAGTTCGAAAATATCAAAATGTTAAAGATCGTTATGTATTAGAACGATTAATTGGATTAGACCCAATAAGTTCTGTCGAATATGGTGGGGATCAAATCTATTATTATCCTATGTGGACTTTTCAGGATAGATTTGGTCGATATTTACCCCCATTCTTTGATGGATGTAAATTTATTGTAGATGGAGTATATGCAAAGGAAGGAAAGGTCAATATTAGCGCGCTCTATAATGACCCCGAGGCAGACCCTGAAACTAAACGAAAGCGCGTAGATGCTTTAATTGAAGAACTATTCGGAGAACATCCGGGTTATACCGAAAAGAATCCTAATACAACAATTGGATTTCACCCAAATATAAAAGGATAAGCAATGCCCGCATCAAGCATGTTTGATATTCGTAATCGCCCCACAATTAGGGGTCCGGTTAATCCGTTAGATAGGTCTACAATTGTATCAGTTTATAACAAGCAAATCATTGAACAGAAACCTACTATTCAGCCAGGTATTTTTATTCTAGAGCGCGGGACGTATGAAAAACCATCTCTAACTATTATTGAACCATCTTCATGGTGGAAGGATGTTGATATTCAGCAGCCTTTGTTAGAGATTCCAATGGGTTCTGTAGTTATTGCAGAATCTGTTGTAAAGGATTATTGTAATGGTTTGTTTGCTTGTAATATGAGTGATTGTATGCCGGGGATTTTCTTTGTTCCTGGCGTAATCAATGAATTACAATTAAAAACAGACGCGACCTTAAAGGCCCAATTAGCTAAGGCTAAAGATAAGCAGGATAAGTGGTATACCTTATTAGTTAAATTTGCTGATTCTTTCTGGGCAGTTACGAAAGGTAATCCGTTATCTATCATGGATGATATGATTATCGCTGCTAAGGAATTAGGATTAGATAAGGAATGGGCTAAGGCTCATGTTATTAGAGAACTAATTCGTTGTATTGCTTGTGGTAATTTACGTAATCCAACTTATCCACGTTGTAATCATTGCCTAGAATATGTGGATAAGCCTCTGGCAATTAAACTCGGTTTACTTCCTGACCCTGATAAGAAGAAGGAATAATAATGGAATACTTTATCCGTGGTTTAATCGCTGTAGTGGTATTTGTATTACTATATTTAGCAATTCCTTTAATTATATCTCTTGTAGGACTTCCGGTTCCACCTGCTGCAATTTCATTGATTTTTATATGTATTGTAGGTATTCTTTTAGCTTACGTTTATCGCGGTAAGGTGTGGTAAAATGTCCACGACTGACACTGTTGCATCAGATGTAATGGCATCTGCGGCCGCGCTATTAAATGATGCGGCGCAGGATACATATACTAATCCTGTTTGTATACCTTATTTAAAGATTGCCTGTGATGAACTTCAGGAACAGTGTCAGTTATTTAATATTCCTTCGACTAATAAAACTTCTGCTATTATTAGTGTTGATAGTGGTGTTAATAGAATCACTAGCGTGGATGATCCTACCGCTGGTATACCACACTATCCAGATGATTTGGTAGAAATTCAACAGTTATGGGAAAGACAGACAGGAACTGAACAGGCTTTTGTTCCTATGACGAAGTTTGAATTTATACCGCATCAATGGGAAACCGCGCCTCCTATTGAAATGTTATTAGCATGGGTATGGATTGATCAGGAAATTCGATTTAGTAATGAGGGAAGTAATCAAAACAATGATGTTAAAATTGATTATATTAAGACTTTATTTCCTCAGCCTATTACATCTAATACTGTTCTTGGAATCATTAACTCAAAGACTTTCTTGTCATATAGAACGGCTGCCTTACTTGCGTCTTTTTCAGGTGAAAACCCAACTAGGGCAGAAGAATTAAATGCTAATGCCGCGCTTGCTATGGATAGATTATTAGGCGTAGGTGTTAAGGGTAAGCAATCTATTATGACTAGACGTAGGCCATTTATGGCATCGTATAAGTCACGTATGAGGAATTGGTAATCATGGCTCTACGTGATCATGAACCAATTGAGATAAATGAATTTAATGGACTTTGGAGACGTGGAGATCCAGATGATACACCTTTAGATCATTTTTCTAATTGCGAAAATATTCAATTTGAATCTGGAGCAGGTTTTTTAACTCGCGCTGGAATTAATATATTTCAACATTTAAATGTTCCTTTAACAGGTATATTAAGAATTTATAACTTTCCTACTCAGACGGCTAATACACTTCTTGTATTAACTACAGGTGGAAAGATATATCATGTAATTGATGATGTAACTGTTTTCGGGCCTATTCTTACTATAGCCACGATGACAGATTTCGGGTTCGCGCCATTTGCAGGTCGCGCGTATATTACGCCCTTCTTTACCAATAGTGATGGTATTGAAGTTGGTATTGATAATGAATTTTTGTATGTATATCTTGGGGACGGATTATCTGTTGCCCGTAAAGCATCAGTTACTCCTCCAGTTACAAATACACTTGCTGCAGCACTCGGAACAGGCGCGTCCGATGCAGGACTCCATATTTTTGGGGTCGTATACGAAACAGATACTGGTGCATTATCAGCTCCAGCAGATTTTACTACGTTAGTTCAGACTTTAGGTAATGGAGTTTCATTTACTGGTATTCCAGTATCTCCTGATTCATTTGTTACAAAAAGACATATTGTTGCGACTAAGGCGATACCGAATTATAACGGTGATGAAGATGGATATCAATTCTTCTTCCTGCCTGGTGGAACTATTAATGATAACGTAGCTGTTGTATTACCAAATATAAGTTATTTCGACTCCCAGTTATTAGAAGATGCGAGTCACTTACTTGACAACTTTAGCGAAATTCCTGCGGGTGTTGGGCTTACTTTTTATCATAATAGGTTGGTTCTTAATACTACATTCGATAATATCTCTATTGCATATGTATCTGCTCCCGGAGAGCCTGAATCAATTAATCAAGTAGATGGAATACTTGTCGCGCCTTTAGATGGAAATCCATTAACCGTATTTCAAGAGTTAAGAGATGTCATATACGGATTTAAAAGAAATCGAACCCATTCTTGGGTGGATAATGGTGATGAACCTTCTACTTGGCCTCTTACTACTATAGATTATGGATTAGGGTGTCCTGTTCATGGAATTGCGACTGTTTTGGATAGTGGGGCAAGTAGTATTGATTACTTACTTACCGCCGCATACCAAGGAATGCAAATCTTTAACGGTAGATACGCCAATCCAGAATTAAGTTGGAAGATTAAAGATTTTTGGACTGACATTGATAAAGATGAATTTAGAAGAATTCAAATACTAAATGATCCGGTTAGAAAAGTATTATATATTGTATTGCCCGATAGATTAATGTTGACTGGGGATTATAATATTGGACTTGATCCCAAAGCAATTAGATGGAGTCCATATCGCGCAGATATTCAATTCAATACAATTGCTTTGATTAACATTAACACATTGATTATCGGGGCTGAAAAGAGGCTATTATCATGATCGTTATTCCGTCTGTAGGTATGGTCGCGGCTTTAAGAAGTATTTTAAATAAAGTTAGCGGACTGCAAGAACCTTTTACACTGAAGTTATATTCTAATAACAGGACTCCTGCAAATAATGATGTTATTGGAGATTATACAGAGGTATCAGGTGGCGGGTATGCTGATATTGATTTGGATACGGATGATATTACTGTTACTGCGGGCGCGCCTTCGGTTGCATTATACGATTCATTTCTTACCTTTACGTTCACAGGAGCTACTGATGCTCCTGGCACTGTTTACGGTTATTATATTATTGATGTGAATAACGTCCTGTTCATAGCAGAAAGATTCCCTGACCCAGTTCCATTTACACCTAATAATGGTTCTATTATTCGTGTTAAGCCACGGATTACCGGAACTTATGAAGTGTAATTATGCAAATTATAGTTGCAGTAGCGAATTGTGCAACTGGGGGAGTAACATTTCCTACTGATAATCCCTCTACAAGTGGGTCTATAGGTAATTTAATATTATCTCAAAGTGGAGCCGGGGATTGGTGGGATTGTATAAATGCTTTAGGAGATACAGCATTTATTAATTCTTCATTTATTGAACCTAATCCCGGAGATTCTTGTGCTTGGACATATGGTGCTATATTAGATACCGCTGGTGATCCAGGTGTAGATACCGGATTTGTAGCTAGACTTAGATTAAAATTTTCTTCAGATGTTGTAACTGATGGTGATGTATTTATAACTATTCAGTTATATGCAGGAGATATCGACGATTTTTCAAATGCTATAACTTTTTGGACTGGAGAAACTTCACCAGTTCCAGTAGGTGTTTTAGCCCCGGCTGTAGGAACAACTTTTGTTGAAATAGAAATTCCCTTAACAGAAGTTCAGGTTCAAAATTTTAGGGCTAAGGGTGGATTTAGTGATGCTAGTGTTATTATTCATTGCGAATTTAGTTCATTAAATCTCAATATTGATAATTTCGATATTAGTTATTTTGCCTTAGAAATTCCTGATTCTAGTTCATCTTCTTTAGAAATCATTGGTTCCGGTGGATTCATATTTGGGGGACAAGGATTAGGATTAGATTATTTTGTTCCTCAAGGTGGGTTTAAATTTGGTGGAGATGCTGAATTATACTTTGATCCTCTTGAAATAGAAGGAACAGGAGGATTCATATTTTCTGGTTCAGCAGGATTAGGTGGTAATCAAATTACAGGAACAGGTGGGTTCATATTTAGTGGTGGAGGAAGGGATTTCTTAATTCTATCACCTGATATTGGTGGAATCTATTTTCTTGATTTTGATGCTCATCATGATACATTTTATCTTAGAGATGGTTTTCAGGGAACAGAAGATGTAAAGATTCCAGACCCATTTATTCAAACTGCTTATTTGGGAGATTAATATGGGACAGGATAATATAATTCATTTCAATGCATTACGTGGTCGAATTAAAGGAACTGGTATATTAAGAACGCGCCTTTTCGATTTAGATGAAACTCAATCAGTTAATTTTCCTTTAATAAATATGGAAGAAATTACTGGTAGGTTTGTATTTAAATTAATTAATTTTAAGTCCCAAAGAGCTTGTTTGGAATTAAAGACTACAGCTATCGATGAAATAATGCGTATTAATAAATTAGTTGTATTCGCTAAACCAATCTTTACTGAATATCCAGGTTAATTATGCCTTTAGGTAAAGATTTTGATTTAAATCGATTACATAGTAATCTACTTACTTCAGGATTACAGTCTACTAATTTTCCATTATATCAAGTAATTGACCAATTGATTCGCGCTCTAAAATCATTTGAAGATTCAACTATTGGGGCTATTGATACTATTAATAACAATATCACCAATAATATTAACAATAAGAATAATTTCGGCGGACCTGCTGGGCCTTTTGTAATTGATGGATTAGATGGTGCAGATGGTCAAGATGGAATGCCTGGTGTAGCAGGGGCTAGAGGTATTCCTGGTATTACTACAGTAGTTATTCAACAAATTCCTGGAACAGATGGTTTAGATGGTGAAATAGGTGAACAAGGTATACCCGGACCTATTGGACCTACAGGTTCATCTGGTGCTACAGGTTCTACAGGTTTTCCAGGTTCTCCCGGAATGGATGGATTAGAAGGAGAACAAGGTGAACAGGGTATACAGGGATTAATTGGTCCAACTGGTAATACTGGTTCTCAAGGAATACAAGGTATTCAAGGATTTCAAGGAATACAGGGTTTTGAGGGTGAAGATGGATTAGATGGTATACCGGGTAATATTGGTCTTAGGGGACCCACTGGACCTGCAGGATTAGTAGGAATAAATGGGCCTCCTGGATTAGATGGTATAGATGGAGATGAAGGATTAATAGGACCACCTGGACCTGTAGGAAGTAGAGGGCCAACAGGATTAACTGGTTTAACAGGATTAGATGGATTAGATGGGGAGGATAGTTATATTATCGGTCTTCCCGGTCCTGTAGGTTCTACTGGCCCGACTGGTCCATCAGGAATAGGATTAATGGGGCCTATTGGACCACCAGGATTAGATGCTGAAGAAGCTGAATATCCTTATATAATTCCTGGTCCTCAAGGTAAAACAGGTGCATCAGGTGGTGGTGGGGGAAGTTTTACTACCATAGAAGTAGATTTAGGTTCAGCCGCATGGAGAGGTTCTTTTACTTTAGTTGATGCATCAATTACGGCGGCATCTAAAGTTTTAATATGGCAAGCACCGGGCCCATATACAGGTAAGGGAACTAGAGCTGATGAAGCTGAAATGGATCCAATATGGTGTGTAGCTGCACCAGGAACTGGACAGGCTACTGTATATTGGCGAACATTTACAATGATTGGAACTTCCTTCGCAAATATTACTGGAATACAATTTGTTAATTCACCTTCTACACAGGGAATGCAGCCATTTTATGCGTCATTAATAGATACTATTTTAGGGCGCGTTAAGGGTAATGTAAAATTTCATTATACTGTTACTACTTAGGAGTAAAGAATGGCAGTTATTGAAGGTGGAGCATCTGCAGCTTTAACAGATGTAGGTGCAAATACTAAAGCGGCTAGAATAGAAATAAGACCTACTGATGTAGGATCTTTAGGATCTTATTCAATGGCTACACTTAGCGGCACAATGGCTGCTGGTTTAGGTGCAGGTTCTACTATCTATTCAATTAGATGGGGCGATGCTACGCGCGCTATGTTATTAAGACGATTAAGTATGGTAGCTAGGAATGCTGGAACTGCATTTGCAGCTGGAGTATTTAATTTTGAATTAGTTGTAGCGCGCTCTTTCACAGCTAGTGACACTGGTGGAACAAACTTAACTCCTACAGGAAATAGTCAGAAACGTAGAACTTCATTTGGAACTACTTTAATAACTGATATTAGAACTTCATCAACAGCTACATTAACAGCAGGAACTAGAACATTAGATGTTCAGACACATAATTTAATTCGTGGTATGGTTCCAGCTACAGCAGTTAATTATCCATTTGTTGGTAAAGGTGTTGGTAATTTACCTGGTGCTAGTATTAATGCATTTTCTTTAGATTGGCAGGATTTATTTTCAACTGATGTTTCTAATGAATGGCCTTTGGTATTTGTTCAAAATGAAGGATGTATTATTCGCGCTACGGTTCCTGCTACTGGCACATGGGAATTTGGTGTATTAGTTGAATGGTCTGAAGTTCCAACAACGGCTGGATTCAATTAGGAGTTAAATATGGCACGTATTCCGAAAAGATTAGTTGGACCTGCTTTAATTGCGACTGGTCCTACGACTGTTTATACCGTTCCGGCATTAACTAAGACTATTATTAGACAGATTCATATTTCTAATCCTTCAGCATCACCTGTTACATTTACTTTATCAGTAGGTGCAGATGCGGCTGGAACTAGATTATGGTCTACCTATTCTATTCCAGCAGCCGCGGCGGGTGTAACTGATTCTGTTAGAGATATCTTTATGTATCTAATTATGGATGCTGCTGAAATTTTGACTGTATCTGCTGGTACTAATAACATTCTTGATATCACCATCACAGGTGATGAGATTGTATTGGGTTAATATGTCTCTCGGACCATCCGAACATCTAACATGGAAGGAAATGGCATGTAAGGATGGTTCTGCTTATCCTACTGAATGGAGAATAAATCGGGTAATTATATTATCTGAAATATTTGAATTTATTAGAGGCTTATGTGGAGGTAAGCCAATTAAAATTCATTCAGCTTATAGAACACCTGATTATAATAGATTAATAGGTGGGGTGGTTAATAGTCAGCATGTAATGGGGCGCGCTCTTGATTTAGGTGTTCCATCAGGTATGACTATTAATCACTTTCATCAAATCATATCTAATATTCCTATGAATACCGCATTAAGGGGTATAGGGAAATATAAAACATTTATTCATATTGATGTTAGACCTACTGTTAAAAGAGCTATTTGGGATTTCAGCAAATGATTTCGCTTGTTACGTCTAATCATATAGAGCGCGCCAAAGAGCTTCATGAGGCCCATTATAAAGACCAGTTTGATTTACCTAATTTCTTATCTGATTTTTTATTGGTATTTAGTTCTATTAATAAAGATGGACAACTTGTCAGTATTGCAGGAATTAGACCAATACTCGAAATAGTTGCCATAACTGATCAAACAAAGTCAGCCCGGGATAAATACATTGCAGTTTATGATTTACTTAGAGCAGGATTATTTTCTGCCAAGAATAATCATTATGACCAATTGCATGCATTTATTCAAGATCCGCATTGGAAAGATGTTATGTTAAAACGTGGATTCAAAGAAACTAAAGGGCAGGCTTTGGTAATAGAGGTCTAATTATGGCAAAGGGTGATAAGGGTAAGCATCAGGCCCAAATTGATAAGCAGGGGCAAATATTTCAATCGGGAATGGATAAATTAACGCCTCAGTTAGCTAATACAACTGGGACGTTTATGAATAATTATAATACTGGTGTCGATAAGAATATGGGTTCTTATGACCAGATTATGAATAACTATCAAGATTATTATGATAATCCTAGAGGCAGACGTGGGGGTGGAGGTGGAGGAACTCCGGGGTTTACACCTACTAATTATGTTGCGCCTAAGATAGATTATCAAGATCCATTTGAATCTTATGGAGGTTATAAAGATTTTGCTTCTACAGGTGGATTTGATGAGGCAGGTAAGGCTAATATACGCGCTAGGGCTATAGCTCCGACTAGGGCGATTTATGAACGTGGTAATGAGAATTTATCACGTCAGCGATCATTACAAGGCGGATATTCACCCGGTTATGCTTCTGCAATGAGTCGTAATAATCGACAAATGAATGAGGCAGTATCTGATGCTAATATCGCTGCTGAATCTGATTTAGCACGTATGATTCAGTCAGGTAGATTAGCAGGTTTAGGTGGAATGTCCGGTATTGAAGGACAGAGATTAGGCGCGCAATTTCGTAAGAATGAATATAATGCCGATTCTGATAAATGGGCTACAGAAGGTAATGCTGGAGAGAATAGATACGGTGCTGAATATAATTATAGAAATAGTATGGATCAAGAAGGTGATAGATTAGGTGCTTTAACGGGAATGACTAGTCTTTATGGAACTACTCCAGGCATGGCTAAACTATTTGGTGATCAAGTTCTACAGGGTCAGGGCCAACAGATGCAAGGTCAGGAAATGCAGGGAAATTTTGGTAATAGTCAAATAGCTAATCAATATCAAAATTTCCAAATGCCATCTAATTTTGAAACTGCAATGAATCGTGTTGGAACAGGATTAAAATATGCAGGTCAAGTTGGTGCAGCTATTGGAACAGGTGGGGCTTCATTAGCATTACCAGGTGGTGGTATATATGGATCTGGTGGATTTTTAGCTAAAAATACTCCAAGAGTAATTAATGGATTAGGTCCTACTAATGCTAACTTTGGTCAATATGTTCCAGTAGGAGGGTATCAATAATGTTCCCTCTTAATGATAGAATGAAAGGTCGCACTCCTTTCATGACATCTACTCCTAGGTCTGCATTTGTTCCATCATTCAATAGGGATAATTCAGATATTGGAATGGATTCAAATAGATCGCGCGATTTTAATCAAACACAATATGTTCCTAATGCTGATTATAAACAACCTGCTATTGGCCCATCAGCTAATGCTATGACTCCTTCTGGTTCTACTCCAGGTGCATTTAATCCTATGGGTTATGGGACTCCAGGTATGGATAGTGCATATATGCCCAGTCAAATGATGTCTGGTATACCTGACTCATCTAAGGGCGGTGTGCCATATTCAGGTATGGGTGGAGTTCCTAATTCTGCTAATGGAGGAATTCCATATTCTGGGCAAAGTATGGTGCCAGGATTAGGTCCTTCATTTACAGATTTTAAACAACATATGAATTCTAATCTACCTAGACAGAAGAATGATATTCAAACTAATGCAAATAGAATTAGTCAAGGATTAGGTAGTTTTAGAGATACAACTAAAAATAATTTATCTTTTATGGGCCAACCTATTAGTTTCGGTGGCGGACAACAATTGCCGATTAATAGAAAGGTGCAATACTAATGGCCTTCAATAATATTTTAAGAATGAAGAATTTATTTGGACCATCTGAATCCTTTAATCAGATGAATCAACCTACTCCTTATCAGGCTCCTCCTCATATTGATGAAAATATTCAGACTGATGTAGAGAAACCAGATAGGGGCGCGCTTAGTCGTATTTATGATATGATGTCTAGTATGCCAGAGCGTGGTAAGGTTGGTACTAAGGGTAAAATTGGTGGTTTTCTTATGGCTTTAGGCGGTCGTTCGCCTGAAAATATTGATAGAACTGTTCAATCTAAATATTATGAAGGAATGGAAGATTTTGATAGAAAAATTGATCCCTTATTAAAAGCAGGAAAATTGGAATCGGATACGGCTAATACTCAATCCTTAACTGATTATCGAATGGGTAATGTAGCTAATGCTGGATTACGTGCTAAAATAGGCGCGGCTAATACGACTTCATTAATTGCTGACAGAAAAGCAGATAATGATCGTGCTGAAAGGGCGTTAGAATTAAAACGTCATTTAGGTGATAGACCTGATACTATATTAAGGAAATCACCTGGTATAAATGATCAATTAATTGATAAACGAACTGGTAAAGTATTAGCTGAATATCCTGTTGGGACCTTAAGAACTGATGAAGAAGAAGCATTAAAACAAGCAGGTAGATTAGAAGTAATTGATGCGCAAGGAACTAATTTATTACGTAATATTGCTGCTCAGGGAGCTGCTAATGTTGTTACTAAACAAACTCCTTCAGGTAATGTAACTAATCAAACTCCTGCTGCGGAAAGGCGCGCTGTATTAAATCGCCTTGATAAAATTAAATCAGCCTTTCCAGGTATAGGTGATGTTATTACTCTTGATGAACATGGTGGAATTAATATTGCACCAGAAGTAGATCCTGATACGCGTGATAAGATTATGTGGTTATTATATAGTGATAATGGACAGAAACCACCTCAATCATTAATAGGGACAGGAGTTCCTCCACCTCCGCCTAATAGTATTCCTATGACTGGGGGGAATAATACAGTTAATCAAACTCCTATTGGTGGGAATCCCCCAGCTAAAATTAAAATGATGCGAGCTGATGGAACTACTCGTATGGTATCTCCTGAACATATTCAAATTGCAATTCAACAGGGATTTAAACAGGTTCAGTAATGCCTCAACAGCCAACTTCATTATTTCTCCGTATCTCATCGGATAGTCCTAAGACTCCGACTGAGCCGGATTTTGACCCAAATGAATTTGCTGATTTTGATCCTAATGAATTTTCTGTTGCTGTAGATCCTACTAAGAATGCTCCACCGAATGTAGTTAATCAGCAACCTGCTGAACAACCAGGAATGTTGAGATCATTATGGGATAAATATAATGCCCCTCTTACTACTGTTCCGTCTGAATTAGGTAGGGGATTAGCTAATAAAATTGATCCTATTGGAGCAGAAGCTGATAGGGGATATTTTAAACCATTCATGGCTGGTGCGGCTGAGGGATTAGGGGATGTAGTTAGTGGATTAACCTCTCCATCTAATATCCTTCCTACTATCGCAGGATATGGCGCGGCTAAAACTGGATTAAATAGTCTTGTTAAAGCTGCTAAGGGATTATCTGGATTACAAGGTGTTCATGGTGGAGAAGAAGTAATTAGACCAGATGCTACATTAGGCCAGCGCGCTTTTGGTGCGGCTGAATTAATGGGTGGTTTAGCTGGATTAACACATAATTATGCTAAACCTAAAGGAACTTCTAAACATATATCTACTGAACCACTTCCTGAATCATTTGGTCCTGATGCATATGCGGGGCCTGAACGTAGGGTAGAAACTAGAGTTCCATCTGAAGATGCTGTATTTAATGAATATAGAGAACGACTTGCTAGAGGTGAGGATGTAAGAAGTCCAGCATCTAAAAAATTATTAGAAAAGAAATCAGAATTAGATACAAGTAGAAAAGAAGCCAAGACTTTAGTTCGTAATGGTATTAAATATGAACAGACTGGTATTAATCCAGATACGGGATTACCTACTTATAAGCCTGTTAAAACTGTTGGATTAGAATCTTCTGCGGAGAAAAAAGCTCAGTTTAGGGCAGTTCGTAATAGTGAAAAAGTAGGTGGATTTTCTGTTCCTAGAGAACCTAATAGTATAACTACTAATGCATCAGGTGAATCAATGGCATCTGTTGAAGCTATAAATCGTCAGGCTTCAATGAAGGCTAATGGAAAGAAGTATGTTGTATTTGATCGTTCAGGTAAACCAAGAGATTTAATTGGACCTGAAGCAGTTGATTATAAAGCACGCCTAGGTGAAACTTATGGTGTGATGAATGCTGATGGTAATTTTACTCCTTTAGATAATAATGGTGGTTTTGTAAAAAGAACTATTAATCAAAAAGCTCCTTTACCTAAGGCTGATAATAATCAACCACCTAATCAGCCACCACCATCTAATCAACCATTAGCTCCGTCAGGTGGAACTCCTCCACCTAAGAAGGAAATGGGTAAATTTGCTAATTTACTTAATGCAACTAAGACTCTTAAATCATCAATGGATTTCTCTGCTCCATTAAGACAGGGATTACCATTAATTCATAAGGGTGCCTGGTGGAGATCCTTAGATGATATGGTAAAGGCATGGGGTTCTCAAGGGGCTTACGATAATATCATGAAGGAAATTATTGATGATCCTTCTGGATATTTTAAGCCTGGTATTGATCCTGTAAGTAATAAACCAACACCATCTTATGCTGAAAAGATGGGATTAGATTTAACTGATATTGTTCATAAAAGGGAAGAGGCCATGCTATCTACTATGTTAGATAGATATGTACCTTTAGTGAAAAGAAGTAATCGCGCTTATACGGCTTTCTTAAATAAGTTAAGGTCCGATTCATTTAAGACTTTAATTGATCAGGCTAAGAAGGCTGACCCATCTTTAGGTAATAATGATGTATTAGGAAAGAATTTAGCTAAGTTCGTAAATAATGCTACGGGTAGGGGTTCATTAGGTTCAATGGAGAAAGCGGCGGATATTATCAATGGCGCACTATTTAGTCCGAGATTAATATCTGCTAATGTTCAACGATTGAATCCAGCTAATTATATCTTTTCAGCTAATAAAGGGGCTAGGTTAGAGTATTTAAAGTCCATGATTGCTGTCTCTACCGCATGGACTACTATGGCGGGATTAGCTAAATTAGGCGGGGCTGATGTAAGTCTTGACCCAACTAGTAGTGACTTTGGTAAGATTAGATTTGGTAATAGTAGAATGGACCCATCTGGAGGATTACAAACTTATTTAGTCGCACTTGCAAGAATGACTCCTAAGAAAGTAGGGGATGAACTAGGTATAAAGACTGGTCAGTTTACCGCGCCAATTAGGGAAGGGCAATCAAGACCTAAGACTTCTCAATATGGAACTGGATATCCGCCTAAGACTAAATGGGATGTAGCGAGTGATTTCGCATTTAATAAAGCATCTCCACCTGCTAGGTTTGCAGGAGAATTACTTAAGGCGAGCGGTTATAAACCATTTAATACCTCCGACCAAATAGTTAGATTATTTATGCCAATGATTATTGAAGATATGATTGAATTATATAAAGATGACCCATCTTCTATATGGATGTTAGGACCAGATGCATTAGGAATGGGTGTTCAGACTTTTGATAATGATAATAAGGATACGTTATTTGGTTATAAAGAGCCAATGGCGATTAAATAATTACTTAGCGATAGGGAAGGAATCGTCATGAAAAAAGGCGGTTCCTTCCTGATATATTAATACAGCTAGACCCCACATAGCAGCGGCTAAATCATCATCTATAATTGATTCCGTAACCATACGTGATCGAACATATTCCATATTAGTATTAGGGTCTGATAAGGCAACTCGAAATTTATTCATGTAATTAGTCAAATGATTCATTGTATGATTAATTACATCACTAGTTGGTAATCCCTTCTCCCAATTTCCTTCCCCGTATTTTAGCGCGCCCCCATCGGGCTTATTATTTTCATCTAACTTACCTGTAAATCTTTGTGCTAGTCTATCTAAAGCTACTTTAGGAATAAGATCATAACGAGGCATCTTACTTGATCTTTTCGCGCCCGTCTCGAAATGAATCATTGACTCTACATTGTATCCTTTTGGTTCTATAGGCTGCGTCATATCCGCTTCTTTTACCTGCTTTCCATATTGCATAAACAGCTCTATCAATTCCTTCTCGAATTTTAATTCGTCTGAACGATTCCATAAGAAATTGTCTGAATGTCGCTGAAGAAGCGTATCCACCTTCTTTGCCAAGTCTTTTTCGTTCATTTGGTGTAGTTTCCTTAAAGTGTCTATATGGGGGCATATTTATGCCATTTATAAAAATTACGAATATAAATGAAACACATGCCTAATGTGGTAGGAAGAAGTCCCCACAGTTCTGAATGACTAATTATAGCTGCCCAAAGTATTTGATTAAATAATCCTAATAACCATGCTTTAGGAGACTTATTACCTGCCATCCACATAGTAGTAAGAGTAATAATTGATACTATCCACGGTAGTATTTGCCAAATCATACCGCCATTCCCAACCTTACCATCTTAATTCCACTCACATGTTTTTCTTCTAGTTTGTTATCATCAATCAATGACGACAGAGCGCGATCGTAATCTGCCTTATCCTTATATTTAGATTTTAACATATGAGACTGAATGATTTTCTGTTCTTTCATAAAATTCATGATTTCATCTTTAAGTAGGTTCATGGTTCTACCTTTAAAATGAGTTCTACATTTTTGAAAAATAATCCATTATTAGGGCCTAATGATATTTGTGTAATAGATAAATCTCCCATACCGCGTTTAAATAATAATGTTTCTCTATTCTTAATAGACCAATCAAATACTGCTTGACAACAATAACCATATGTTTCAGCATCTACATCATATGTTTCAGGCCATACTTTCTGTCCGAAGGTATCTTGAAAATGTTTATATAATTCATGTGATTTCATAGCTTCAACAACCTTTCAATTACATCTTTACTAGTATGACCATCATAGGGTGGGGCAGTAAGTAATTCAATTAAATTAAACTTATCCCAGTGTTCCATTTGATAATGAAAACTTATTAATTGTGGAGGTTTAGTTACATCTAATTGAGGAATAGTCATTCCTACTATAAAGTAACCATCAAACATAGTTCCATCTGAATGTAATTTACTTTTCCAACATCTAATTCTGGTGCCTAGAGGGGTAATATAAGTATCGTATATACGAAATAGCGCGACTGTTAGTGCGAGACGCATTTCATATAGTTCAGATAGGGTATGATAGCCATCTGATACTTCTATATCATCTCCTTGAAAAGTATGTGCTATAATTTTATTTCCATCTCTTACTTCTGTTATTTGTGATTCATTAGGTGTAAGAACAGTTAGTATGTTCATTTATTCTTCCCCGCAAGATATTCTCTCATTAATCTCACTTGTTCATCAGGCATCGTAAATACCATCTTATGACCTTCTGCTACAGTATCTATCATACCTGTTGAACAAAGCCCATTCATTAATTCATCAAATTCATCCGGCCCACCATAATGCATCCAAAATTTCTTCATTAGAACATCGCGCGCTATTCGATGACTAGTAGATGAAAGAAGTTCATTAATAATTAATCCTTTCAAGGGCGCGCTCTGAGATTGTCCCTTCTTACCCATCGTAGCGTGTCTTACATTACCTACTAATTTCTCACATATTTTAATCGCCAGGTCCATATCATCTATTGATATTGTTAATGATGTATCTCGGGATAGGCTCAATAACATCGCCACTTTCAATACGGAATCTCCGAATCGATTTAATGTTCCTGTGTCATCTTTAATCTCCATCTGATGAACTTCACTACGAAATTGTTGATACCAATCATCATAGAACTTACCTACAGGCGTAAGGTTGTTGTTCTCGTCGAATGTATCTGTAAAGGGTCCAGAAATTTTTGATATGTCCTTAAGATATTCAGCCAAAAGTTTAAGATCAGGTGGATTAGATAACTTTCGCATGAGAGAATTAATAGTCTGACTTTGACTCTCATGTATAATGAACGTGCGCGCCAGGAATCCGCCTTGAATATCTTTCTTTCCAAAGAAATATTCCGCATGAGCTTCATTAATCCCTCCGAACATTGTAACTGTTGGATCTTTTAAATTGAAATTTTCCATCTTCAGGAGGGATTCCCATTCACCTACGTTATAATTACGGTCGTATAAATCTGTTAATATTGTTAATGCCGCGTTATCTTCGACTAGTGAGGATGATAGTTCACTCGCACATATATAACCAGTCGATTTCATACTATGCGGATTACCTGACTGACCTGTTCCTAATTTTTTTAATATCCCCTGAATCGAGCTGCGACCGCTAATAATTTTAGTATTATTGACAATTCGAACCAAATTCTTAGAGAGCGCGATTGGGGGGCCTTTCTTAAGCCCGGAGTCAGCATGAAGTATACAGAAAATATTAGGATATAAATTATAAGCTCCACCACGATTAAGCCAGACATTATCTTTCACCACTGCGCTTATAGAACATAAACCACTCCACATCCAAAATGATGTAGGGGATTCCATTTCTTTGTGCTGGTCAACTAATTCCGTGAGCCAGGTCATTTATGAATCCACTGGTTCGATTTTTAATACTTCAGATTTTTGTGCGTGGCAAAGACAATATTCCCCAAATCCACGATTTTCTTTTTGCCTATCCCAATGATATGCTTGTATTGCTTCTAATATATTATCTGCACAAGATGTGCCTTCGTTGTATTTAAATTCTATATGATCTTTAGTAGCATATTCATCTTTCCAATATTCAACAGTTTCAAATATGTGTCTTACCGTCACCTTTTTCATTTATATTCTCCAAAACAGTAATCATGAAACATCTACAGTAGCCACATTTTGGGCCGGGTAAGTCGGTATCTAACTCATTGAGACAATGAGGACAGACTACATGACGAATCTTTCTATTGTATTCAGTTGGTGAATCGGTGTATACTTCTTTCATGATTCATTCTAATTCTAATTCATCATTATTGTAATATTGATAATCAGGAATATATGCTTCGCAATTATCTGATCGATTTTCAAATAGAATCTTAGATAACTTATCACCAGGTATAGTTACTTCTCCAAAATAAGTATATCCCATACCATCATCAGTATCTGTATCTAACCATTTAACTCTATCGCCTGTTTTGAATTTCATATTTTCAAACTCTCCAATTTATATCGAAGTGTTCCTCGATAATAAAATTCAAGGGTATAGGGATCAATTAAATCCTCTAATACAGATTTAGTTAACATTTTAAATGTAGCTGTCGCGGATTCATAATTATTAATATCTAAACAACGGTCAAATCTTTCAGCATCTTTCTCATTTTGACATTTAAGGATGATTGTATAGTTCATCATACCACCTTTTTATATTTATATAGATTCATAAAATTATCACCTATCTCTACGTCCGATGGTATGGATAAGTTTGGGCGAGGTAAAGAACATACGGCAAAGTTGATTGGTCTTTCCATTTCGAGCCTTGCAATGGGAATAAAGGCATCCACATCCTTTTCTGGAACCATGTATAATAACGCATCGTGACTTTCCATAATGAGACGGACTGGTAACTTATACATCTTAATCCTAACGGCTGCATTCTTTGTGTTGTCAGATACAGCACGCTGAGGTAAGTAGGATAAAGCCTGACGTATAAGTTCGTCTCCATGTCTTTCAAAAAAGGATCTTCTTCCGCCAAAATCCGATTCGACACCGTATGGAAGTGGTGCAATAAGAGTTCTAGTCCTATTAATGATTTCTGTGACTTCTTTAAAATAGACATTTTGTATATTTGGACACATTCTATGAAATGTTTTCAATGCGGCATCAGCCATTGCTTCATCGATACGTATATCTATTTTATATTTTCTAGCTGAAGTATTTACTTCCGCCATAGCTCTACGTCCACGTGCTCCACGCTCTCCAGCATGTCGTAGAGTTTTTCCAAGGAATCTTTCAGAACATTCATATCCGAGTAACTTTTTACTATATTGTTCCTCAGTTCCTCCGAGGAACCATGAAGCTGTGAGAGCATGTATATCGTTGGTGTCGTAGAGTGCAAGCATTCTATCATCGTTACTAAATCTTGACGTAACGCGAGCTTCAGCCTGGGATGAATCAATATTAACAAGGATATATCCCTTGTCAGGTCTATACGATCCTCTGACATCTTGCCCAATGTCTCCATGTTTCGTAATGGTTTGATAGGCAATGCCCATTGACTTCTTAACCTTTTTATTTTGAGCATTACGCATTTCAATTGCTGGCCTAATTGGTGGATCTTGTTGACCATTAGATGTTCTTCCTGTTTCTAAACATGGAAAACAAGTTGTTTTCATTCTTCCGTCATAATCTGGGAGGGCAAAGAGATAGGTGGAGATAGTTTTACTAACTCTTCTTCCTTCAAGAATAAGTTCAACGCCTCTACGATGTTCTTGATTTGTAAACGATTTGAGATTAAGAAGACTCGTAAGTTCTTCTTCTCCAGTTCCATTTCTTGCTGGTAATTTCCAGACATTATACAATAAGATGCTAACTTGTTTAGGCGAACGAAGATTAATTGGCACTTCAGCCAATCGATAGAGTTCATACGCAATACGCTCCTGCCAGGCTATATATTTTTTAAGAAGTAAGTCACGCATCTCATAATCAATAACGAATCCTGTAGTCTCAATCTCTGCATATACTTCAGGGAGAGTCATCAGGAAATTACGATAGAATTTCTGTAAATTTAATTCGTTGAGGTCCTTATCCATCTCCTCATTAACTTCAAATTGAACACATGAATCGCGCGCACAGCCAAGAAGTAAATCCTTTGGTTCCCCTTCATACATACCCTCATCTTTATAGAATGGTTCTTCTGTATATATGGATGTATTAAAAGCCAATCCCTTAGGAAATTCAGGATTAATTGCAAATGCTTTAAGCATTAAATCATCGTAATGATTCTTTACTGAGAAACCTAATCTCTTAAGTTTATCACGGTCGTAATTAAAATTTTGACCAATAATACCAAAATTATTAAGAATCCACTGAATAAGTATCCAAATGTTAACCATATCCGAGTCTGGGGTGTTAATAATGGTGCTATCATTATTCCAGAAAGGGATAGAAATACCATGAGACCTAGAGAAAGCAAAACCAATGCAAAAAGGGATGCACTGTCCATGAGCTTCAATATCAGCTGAAACATTTAATTTTTCCTTATAACGATCTAAAAAGGCTCGAAGTTGCGCGCTATTTTTACAAATCTCTAATGTTCGTAATGGTGGTAGATATTCCTTGAAGGTACTCTGTTTAAGAGCGCGCTTCATATCCATTATCATTACATACTTATTCCAATATCCTTTAATTTCTGATGCTTCAGATGAACCAGTTAAATCGCGCGGATGATATGTTCCGACTACCTTAGTTCCATAGCCAGGTAGGATGGAACCTCTAAAGGATTGAATCTTAGTTTTTCCACTTATATAAGCTAATGATGTTCCGCCGAGAGTAAGAATACAATTGGGTGATACTGCCTTAATTTCATCTCTAAGATTAGATATTTGTTGTTCTAAATTTACACCTGATGATTCAGCGCGCGTTTTGAATGGAATCTTTTTCTTTCCTATGTTTGGGGTTACATGGAATTTAGATAAACTGGTAACCCAACACGAATCTCTACTAATACCTGACTCTTTAAGAAGCTGGTCAAGCATCCTACCTGCTGAACCGGATAGAATTTTACCTGAATTAAGGTCATCATAGGATGGGCAATCAGTGATAATCATTAAATTAGCACCAAGCGCGCCCCCGCCGTATATTTCTCTCTTAATATCAGCCATTATAGTGGAACAATTCTACGATTAACAACATCAACTAATGTTTCAAAATCAGGAGCCTTAATCATTGATGTGAAATGTAATCCATATGCATCTTCAGGTTTACTAACTATTCTATATGTAGTTCCATTTGCATCAATTAAATTTCTTTTACTGATATTAACTGTAGTAAGTTTATATTCTCGTCTCATCCATTCAAGAGTTGCTTCAAAATTAGATGAAAGGACTGCAATCATCAATCATCCCCTTCCACGATAAATATGACTTTAGGAAAGTGTTCATTATTTCCTTCGACAGAACCAATTTCCCAATCAGTATCACTATGGTCACACCATAATCTAACTTCATAATGAGGAGGGTGTTTCTTTAATTCAATTATTAATTCTTTAATAGTCATCATGGAGTCCGGGCGTATATTTTTTCTAGAATTTCTTCTTGTCTTTGACTTAATTGCCTTCCACTCTTTAATTGAGAACTAAGACTATCAACAAATGTAGTTTCCCATGAAGTCAATTCATCAGATAATTCATTTTCAATTGTATCAATCCAATCTTGATAAATCCTTGGATTCTGCGGATACCAAACTTCGGGCATGATTAGTTAGTCCTTATGATTAGTTCTTCAATTTGTGGAGTAGAGGAATTATTATTCCACTTAACCTCAACAAATAAATGTTGTCCAACTTCATTAGTTACTTTGAATCCTAGAATTTCATTAATATTTTTAATAACTCTTATTTCATTCTTACTCATAGTAGGATCAAGAATTGTAATACCGAAAGGAGAAAACATAATTAATCCTCAACTTTAATATTACTAATTACATCAATTACATTTCCAACAGCAATCTTAATTTCGCGCGCTCGTATGTAATTACTATGTTTAATCGCATCTGCTGCTTCATTAATCGTTGCTAACTGTTCCAATATGAGTGCTTTGATCCACTTTGTCATTAATCACCTTAATCTTAATAGCCTTTACTGACTTGTTACCAAGAAGGATTTGATCAATTGGAACAAATTCAACTTCCATTCCCTTTTTTAAATCAGTGAAATGTAATGTATCAGAATTTAATCCTGACCAATGAAAATATATCCGAGTAAATGGAATGTCAGGAGATATGATAAATCCAAATCCTTTAGTAGGCTCAATAAATATGATTCTACCTTTTTTCATTATTCTTCCTTACCTGCAACACTTAATTCAGTAGATGGTTCAAATCCCTCTCGATACCATTTAACAATACGTGTATATTTTATTGCATTATTATTTTTTAATACTAACTCTACTACTTTAACTCTTTCAAGATTAAACATAGGGGAGATATATTCTAACCAGCCTTCTTGGGTCTTTAATTGAATTTCAATTGAATACATTATCATTTATTTATCCTAAAAGGCGGGGGCTGGCTCGTATATACTTGTTAGTATTATTGAACCAGCCCCCTATGATTCCTTACTTCTATGCTCCCCTAGAAAGGATAATAGGAAAGGTAGTTTCGTAAGGAATCAATCTATACAACTTCTTCATCTGTATCTGATTCGTTTCCTTCATCTTCGACTTCATCTTCTTCAGGTTCAACAGGAGTATCTTCACCTGTAGGTTCATCTTCCTGAAGGTGATACTTAACGATTAGATCATCATATGTCATTCTATACTCCTAACGATTTAGAGCGTGGACAATTGCCTTGAATAAATAATCTTTTCGCTGCTGTTCAATTGGCAACTGTTCATATCGAACGAAACAAGGATGTTCTTTTTTATCGGCATCCTTAATAGGTCCGTATTTCCATCCCATTAATTCTTTTTCTTTTAGCCATGATTGATGACTAAAATCCGGACCTGCATCTGGATTAGCTAAATGAAATTGAACCCCTTTAATAGCTGATTCTTGTTGCCATAATGGAGCGTTATTCCATTCTAATTGTGAATAATCACCAATGGATTCACAATATGCTCTATTAGATTCATGACAAACGCGCGCTATTTGTTCAACTGTCATTCATTCATTCCTTGCAATAGCTGCGTTAGCCCAGAATACATATTCTTCTAATGATGTTAGAGCTAATGACTGTTCTCTACTTTCAGGTGTTTCCTGAATTGTAGTTAGAGCTAATGCTTTAGCTAGGTCACGAATATATACATATCTTTCAGGCTGGTCATCCTTTGGAGAATGATAAGTGAAATCATTTTCGATTCTCTTACTCATCTTCTCACTAATCTTATACTTCACTCTTGTTACCTCCCTAATATCGATGGTGATGAAATCGCGCGCTAATTCATTGAAACGGGGATATTGTTCCATGAATAGGTTTCGTATCCAAGTATATGTTCTAGAGGGAGACGCGCCAACAAAATAAATTTTATCTTCCTTTCGAGTGAAGAATTCAATCTGTTTTGGATGTGGTTTATATTTATTCATAAAAAGTGCCCCTGACTGGAATCGAACCAGTATGCCTTACGGCGAGAGATTTTAAGTCTCTTGTGTCTGCCAATTTCACCACAGGGGCGTAAAAATTATGGGCCTTAACATTTTGAATTCCGTTGCGATACCCCTTTGTATCGTCGGAGTTAAGTAAGGACTCTTTGCCTTGAAGATATTAAATCTTCCGCCCGTAAACTGGCTAACTAGTCCCTACACTTACGATACGTATGCTGAACCTTATTCTGCATCTTGTTGTTATACATATCATTCAGGACCATGACTTCAACATCATGTCCAGAGAGCGCGTTAGTATCGAACCTGCTAGACTCAGTAACCGTTTCACCTAATGCTTCAAATAGACCCTTCATAAAACCAATGGCCTTACTATTGAAATTCCATGTAAGCGGAACTCCTGCATATTCTTCAGAACCATTATCAGCATTCTTAATAATGGTGGCTTCTACGACGTAGTTAATCGACTTTCCATCCTTACTCGCCTCGCCATTAGAGCAATCATCGATATGAACCTTATACATCGCAGGTTCAACAATCTTATCACGAAGGAGATCCTTAGCTGTGAATTGAATTACGGCCATGATTTTAATGATCCTTTTGATTATGGAGTTACTGATAATGGTTTCGGAGTAGGAACTGATGGTGCTAGACGATTTTTTTCAATTGCGGGTAAGATGTATTTATCATAGGCTTTGTCACTATTAAATACAATCTTTCGAGGGAGCGGTAAAGACGTGCGTGCGTAATCGTCACCAGTATGGGATGTTAGACATGTATAATCTCCTTCCTTTGAGGTATCCATAGCGCGGTCTACATTGAAATGATATACTTCGCTGCAATATGTAGGAATCTTTGCAGAAATTATTTTTCCGCCTGTAACGATAATTCTGCTATGGTGAGTCGATGCGACTTCACTATCTAATTTCCTCTCACCAATTACATGAGCGATAAGGACAATATTAATTTTGAAATACTCTTTAATATCCTGAAATAGCGCGATTTCATCTGAGAAACCAGCAGCTTCAGCCTTATAATCACCCATTGTATTAACAGCAATGCCGCCGATGGTCATTCCTTTATCATCACCTTCGGTATTTTTTTTACCTTCTTTTGATTTAAGAGATTGTCTATTTATTACGTCGCCATTAGCGGTTATATTATCGAGAATGAGTGTCTTATACTTACAGTTCGTCCTCATTCGTTCTAATTTCTGTTTAATATTATTAAAATCAGTATAGTAATCAAAATCAATATCGGCTGGATTAATCCCCCAGTTACGACATGGTATGATAAGAGAATCCATCTTCTTATCAATAGAAAACCAATATTGAGGAATAGGGAAGGATAGCGCGAACGTGCTCTTTCGAGTTCCCCATTCTCCTTTAAGGAGATACATCATGGAGTCTTGATTTAATTGGGATAGATTACCCATTAGTCTTTCTCACCTGAAATTTTTTGCAATTTTACGACTAATTCAGGAGTTAACAATTCGTTTAACTTAGTTACGGCATGAATGAAATGTTGAACTTCTTGAACATTACTTGTTACAATACCCAATTGTCTCGTACTTTTAATAATATTACTGACTTCTTCACCAAACATATTTCTAATTTTAGCAATAGATTCTACATATGTTGAGAGAATAGGAACATAATTATTCAATAATGCTTCAGTTTCATTAATTACAACCTTTACTGTCTCTGCATGTTCCTGTAAGATTTTATTGCAATGTTCAATATGTTGTAATTCAGTTTGAGTCATAGGTTTATTTAGCATTTCCTTTATCTTTCTTAAGGATTTCTTCATTAACTTTAATTAATCGTCTTGTATGGCGATTGATATAAGACTTATTATACATTACATTTGCATAATACTCAGTTCCTTCCCATACAATTATATATTTTTGAATAGTCTTATCCCATATTTCGATTCTGTATTTATTCATTCTTCATTTAACCATTCTGATTTAGTCCAGGAATCAATTATAGCCCTTCCACTTGTAGCCATATGTTCATCACAAAGCCAAATAACTTCTGATTTCATTGGATTTTCATCATTTTCTACAAGGGCAATAAATGTTGGTTCTGAATCACAATATTCACATTTATCACTCATTCGAAGGGTCCCACTTAGGTCCGACCATAAATAATTCCTTTAACTTTCCTTCTCTCAATCCTCTATCAAGCCTACATACTTCATAGAAATCACAGAAACCATATTGATTCTGACATGAAGTAAAGCGCGGATCCCATTTATCTAAATCAATCGAGGAAAGAAATTCATATACTTTACCGGGTAGAATTTCATTTCTCCATTCATTAAGCCGGTCAGAAGTATAGGACATTGTTTCTCTGACAAACTTTTCAGCAGGTTTCAATGATGATTGAAAACCAATTTTATTAATTATCATATTATTGGTTCCCATAATTAGACACTGACCCATAAATTGATTATCAATATCTCCCATCTTACGGTCTATCTTACGCGACTTATGGTCCATACTTACAGTTTTGGGTTGACCTACATTAACTACTACGTCAATCTTTGCCTTCCATAAGATGCGAATTTCATCATCTTCATATAATACTTTACCTTTAACTGTTTCTGATTCTGATGGTATGAAAGGGTCAGACATGTAATGTTGGAAATACATTTCCATTGTCTTGACAATCCAATTATAACCTACTATATACTTATCAGATTCAAGTGGAACATTCTTACAACCGAGATAAGGGTCTGATTTCTTGTGTTTAATACATTTATTCTGTTTACAATCGAGACAACCGAAATAGTATTCTTCACCTGCTATCATGCCGGCGGTAATGGATAGAGAGCGCGAAAATCCATTAATGAGATTGGTGTAATAAATTTCTAAAATCGCATGAACAATACTACCTGCCTCAAGAGAGTTACCCTTACCATCGATATCAATTAACTGCATGTTATACACGAAGTTGAAATAGCGCGCGCACTTCATGTATGCAGTAAACATCGATGCGTCTAGAATGATATTCTTCTTCTTTATAACTACTTCCGCAAGTCCAGAATCAAAGGCTTGCTCCAAACTAATCGTTTCTGGTGGCGTAATAGTTTGGATTTGCTGAATCGTTTCTTTAATGGCTTCAATTGATGGCAAAGTTTTCCCATGTGAATCCTTTTTTAATTGTTGTAATGCAAGTAGTTCTTCTAAGCCCATATTACTTCACCATTACTTCTACATTCTCAATGCCCATCATCGTTTCTCCAATATATTAATAACTTTATTATAATTATCTTCTGTATCAAGAATTTCCATAGGATAATCAATTCCTTTAATATATAAATATCTAATTCTTTCTTTCATATCATTATTGAATGGTCCAGTCATCATATAAATTAATGACTCATCGATATAAAGAGTTAATCTTTTCTCATCAGTCCGATATGAAAAGGAGTCTAGAACTATCATGATTTACAGTTCTCCTCCATGAACTTAACGATTTCTTTCAATGATTCTATCGAATGATATATACTATCCTCAACTTCAGTATATTCCCATATGCCGGAAATTATATTCTTACTTATGATAGCGAATGAACCATCTTCGTCATAAACGGCGTAGTCATTGCCATCTTTAGTGAATGTATATAACATTAAGATGCCTTCTTTCTTTTATTATGGCCTTTAACAATTGATTCAATCAATTCTTTAATAATATCAGCTTGATTAAACTGAACTGCCTCGCCTTTATTCATGGAATTATGAAACTCTGACCGTTTCTTTTCAATAATTCCAGCAAGTAAATCATCTATGGAACCTGCTGCTGTCATGAATATTACATTAATTATTGCCGCTATCTGTCCAATTCTTCTAAATCGTCCCGGTGCAGCTTGGTCCTCATTAGCAGGATTCCATTGTCTTTCATGGACGATAGCATCACTACATGTCTGTAAGTTTAATCCCTCACCTGCAGCAAGTGTAGATGCAACAAGGAAAGCGCGTTCAGACTTATTAAATTTTTCCTGAACTTCAAATCTATCCATACTTGACTGTTCACCTGTTAGTCTCAATACAGGTATGGATGGAAATTCTGCCTTTAACTTATCATATAGTATACTCGCTACATCTTTATGATGGACGAATATAACTAACTTTCTATCTGTTTCTTCGTAGAATGTTCTAGCCCATTCAACCGTTACAGGTATCTTAGCAAGACCTGTAATGTGTCTCATTCGAGATAGTTTCGCTATTACTGGACCATCTTCATTGTCATATTCATCTTCAGTTCCGCCTATAACCTTTTCATTATACCACTTAACGAAATTACTGACTTCCTCATCATATGTCTGTTGCTGAACATTATCCATGTCACAGTAGAATAATGTTCTATTAACATCAGGCATTTCTCTCATTACTTCTGATATCTCTCTTCTGATAACTAAATCCTTTGTATATTCCTTGAACCGTTCAATATCTCGTATTCCGCCTTCTTTATACTTATCTGTTCCAGTCTGTTGATAGTAATTAACCCATCTCTGACTGAACTGTGCGAATGAAGGAAATTTCTGCGGCGCCATCATGTTTAAGATGGAGAAATATTCAGACCCTCGATTTTTCCAAGGTGTCCCCGAGAGCGCGATAACATTCTTATCTTTAACTAATCGTCTTACCTGTTGAGTTCGTGTCGAATCTACGTTCTTAACTTGTTGGCATTCATCTAAGACTATTGTTTTAATATCAGCTAACTTACTTATATCAAAACCTTGACTAACTATCTTACCTTTCATCTTCCTATTCTTAGGGACCATTATATCATAAGAAATAATGTATGACTTAAACATTGGAAGAATATGGTCCTCAGACGATGTAATTACTTGTGGAATAATATTCAGCCACTTCAATGCTTCCTTGAATAGCTGAAATTTAAGAGATGATTTAACTACGAATAATACAGGAAATGCAACTGGATTAAAGAATAGATAACCCAACATCTGAATAGTTTTGCCTAATCCCATTTCATCGCAGATTAGGACTCCCTTATTAACTGCTAAACTTGTTTCAATAAACCGCATTCCTTCTATCTGAAAAGGAAATGGTTTAAACTCGAAACATTTGTTACATTTATTCTTTTCCCATACATGCTTACATGCTTTAACACGCGGTTCATGATTATTAGATATGAACGTTTCGTATGGCGTGCCCTTACGAATCTCTTTAATTAAAAGGTGCCCACATTTAAGAAATATCATCTTCCTATCTGGGCGGTCGGAAGATGTAGTTATTAGTGAACTTCTAACTTCAATTGCATCTTTACTACATGTCGGACATTTATCACGAAGCTGAGTAATTTCATATTTAGGACGTGTAATAGTTTCTTCTACTTTTACATTCTTAGTTACTATTTCTTCCACATAATCAATCTTTACGTTAGCACCTGACCTAATTGCATTAATAATATCAGGTGAAAGAGCTAAATGACTACATGGTGCAGTAGATGTGCATCCTATTAAACGCGCCTTTAACGCCCATGCAGCATTATGATGTTGCCCGGGGCAAAGCGCGTGTGCTATTTCATGTAATATTGTATTTCTAATTTCAGGTTCAGGATGGATATCTACATGATGAGCGTTTAGGATTATAGCCTTATCAGCATAAGAACATAATCCTAAATACCAATTATTATTGGTAGTCGAGAGTCTGACATGCCAATCTAATAGATTATGTTCTATTAGTTTTTCATGACAGAATCTTGTTGCGGCTTCTCTATTCATATGATTATTTATTATTTAAAATACCAACTCTTCCCTACCGATAGTTCCATTATTATTAATATAGTAACTAATTGTCAAAATCGCCGGTTGCTTACTTCCGTCAAAATTAAACCGACCTACATGCATTCTTACATTAGGACCTAATCCATTAATTCTAATCCATCTACCTAACTTAATGAAATCGCGCGCCTCTGAAAGAGCTTCTCTAACCATCAAAACTGTGTAATCAATCTTCTGTTCTGATTTCATAGAATACATCTTCTATCTCCTCAGGGGAGCCATCATAAATATCATCTTTAATTGCCTCTGCTAATTCATTCAATTCCGCTTCAGTAAAATTAGCAATAGGGCTCACTGTAACTTTAATTATGATTGTCTTAGGCATTATATTTTTTCTTGATAATTATGATTTCTAGTAAGAATTGATTTGCTTAATCCAACATCTTCAGGTCCACTTACTTGTAAACATTTTAGTGCTAAATTTAGGTTAGCTCTGGCTGGATTACTAGGATTAAGAAAAGTCATTGCATAATATATTTCTCTGGCTGCTTGTTCTAAATTATTATGTAATTCATTTATGACTTTCATGAATTATCCTTGCTTAACCGGAACAGTTGACATCATTTCTTTATATCGAATTACCGCCTTAACCGGAGTTAATTTAAATACAGTGCAAAGATTAGCTAATATTTCAGGCGCGATGCCATGTTCTTTAGCTACTTCCTTAATCTCGGCTAAATTGACTTTACCTGAATTATCTTTAGGTTTGGCTACTTTGACTTCATTAGGTTTGTAATTAATATCCCTAACTTTATACTTATCCTGTTCTTCCTTTGTAAGACTCGCAACTAGATTATTCAAATAAGTTTGGTCTGCCTTGATGTTATTTGTAATTTCTAATCGCTTTTCTTCCACTTCAATTAATATATTCTTGAAATGTAAGTATCTCTCATGAACTGCTTTATATAGTTCATAATCCTTACGTTCAATCATCACATCTGCATCAATGACTGACTTTAACTCACTAATCGATTTAGTTTCAGCATTAAAGTAATCAGCGCGCGTAATGATTGATGCGTCAATATCTTTACTTATTTCCAATGTCTTACGAGTAATCTCATTCGCCCTATCTACTCGCTTCTGCTGATTCTCAGGCGATTGATAATCTTTAGTTAGATTATTTATTACATCTTCCTTTTCAAAACATGATGGACATAGAAGAAATGTTCCTTTATATAAGTCACAATGACCTACATATGGACATGCCTCACATGTCGCTAATGATGTATGGTCTAATTCAGGTCGTCTACACCTGACACATACATCAGGGACGCCACCTTGAATGAATGG